CAAGAACAATGTCATCCTTATAAGTTAAGATTTTAATTGCTTTCGATGGAATATCCAAACTGAATGTGGCTTTCGTCAATGACTTGGTATCGGCGAAATATTCCCATCTACCAAAAACCAAATTCATAAATTCTTTTTTATCCTCATCTTGATAAATCATCTTTTTCTTAATATTACCATCCTCGTCTTTAACTTCAGTTGGAACTCCTTTCCATTGAGATTCACCTTTGTTTAATTTTTTAGGTGATTTTTTATAGGCTAATATGACACATTCTTTTGGATTGTAGATGTAAGGTTGACTATTACTCATCCAACTACCCCAAGCCGTCTGTCTAACTCTATGAGGACTATCCTCCGTTAAATCCACCATCCCGAAGAATTGGAACCCAACTTTTTTCATTCTCATCCAAAACTCGGAGTTAAATAAAATTCTACCACCTCTTTCTTGAACATTCATTTCGATTGGAACATTGACCGCAATTCTTCCATCATCTTTAAGAACCCTGAATGACTCAGATAACCAATCAATGGTGAATTTCCAATACTCATCCATAGGTATTCCGTCATTATAAACATCATATTTGATATTGGCCCCGTAGGGTGGCGATGTGACAATTAAATCCACACTGCCTTCAGGGAATGTCTTCATTACTTCAACACAATTCCCGGTTATAATTTGTCCCGTAACATCTTCAATCTTTTCTATTAAACTCATTCTATTATTCACTTATATTATTTTCTAAATTTTGAATTCTTCTTTCAAGATACCACTGAGCCTTCTTGAGGTCTTGTAATTCTTTATCGTTATCTTTTTTTCCTGCCCTTGAGATATACTTTACAGTATTTCCCAAATGGAAGTCCAAGTCCCAATTCTCTATCACTTTTATTGCCTCATAAATATTCTCTGACCCTCCGTAATGTTCGGGATGGTTAACCATTTCTTTATTATTTTCCATTTAAGTTAAATTTAAGTTCTTCAGATGGAACATTAGCCTTTGATTCCATCATATCTAATGTTAATTCGTAATTCTCGTCGTTAGTATATTCATCTAACAAATCATTTGTTGACAATGTTCCAAACTTTTCAGATAGTTTGGTTGTATCAACATCATCATACATAACATGCAATGTATCGTCCAAATCTTTTGCTAAATCTAAAGATTCAGAAATTATTTGAAGGACTTTATATGGGTTCGCATTTGACGCTGGTCTTCTGTCTTCAAGATAACCTTTCCAAGTTTCTCCAACAACTTTTGGAACTCTGATTGATGCACCTCTATCTGATACACCCCAACTGAATTTATCAATCGATTGTGTCTCGTGTTTACCAGTTAATCTCAAATGATTATCTGAACCATAGTTATCAATATGTTCTTTCACTCTTGATTCAAATACTTTGAAGATTGATTTGAAATATTTTTCTCCACCTGTTTCTCTCATTCGTTTATTTGAGAAATTTGTGTGAAGACCTGAACCATTCCAATCGCCTGATGTTAATGGTTTTGGATGTAATTCAATTTGTAGGTTATGTTTTTCAGCCAATTTATATAGAAAGTATCTTGACATCCATAAGTCATCTGCCGCCTTTATAACACCTTTACCAAATATTTGATATTCCCATTGCCCGATTGCAACTTCCGCATTGGTCCCTTCAATTCCAATACCATATGCCAAACACATATCCAAATGTTCTTCCGTAAATTGTCTACCAAACATTTGTCCACCAACACCACAATAATAAATTCCTTGGGGGTCAATAATTCCTCCAGTGTGGAATCCTAAAATATTTTTATTGTGTCCGTTACGAATGAAGTATTCTTGTTCAAATCCAACCCAAAAGTCCTGGTCTTGTTTTAATTTTGCTCTGTCATTTGATTGGTGAACATTCCCTTTATTATCCATCACCTCACAAAGAACATAAATTGTTCCTGATAAAAAATTACTATATAATCTAACAGGTTTTAAATAACAATCAGATGAATATCCTTCGGCTTGGTTTGTCGAACTACCATCAAACCCCCATTCAGGAACATCGGATAAATCGGTAATTGGGTTAACACTAACTCTGACTTTACTTCTTAAATTTGGCTCCGGAGCATATCCATCTAGCCATACATATTCAATTTTTGTATTCATATTATTTTTAAAATTTTTTTGTAACATAATAATCTTTTCCGTATTTGGATTCCTCCAAGATATTTTGAGACACCAATTTATCAATAATTTGAATGGTCTCTTCAATTGGTTTTTGGATTATATACCTTGATATATAATCAATGTGAATTGGTTGTCTTAATTTATTTGACAATAATTTTATAAGTTTTTCGTCTACCATATATTAAAATTTATATTTCCACTTTTTTTTCATATAATCAAAATATCTATATCTCTTATTTGGATTATATAAAAACCACGCAACATAATAATCAAACCACCATTCAATTTCAAGTAAGACTTTTTTTAATTTTAACCATCTTAAAATTTGTTTCGACGATTTACCTTTACTATGTAAATCATAAACATATTCACTTAACTCATCTTGGAAATAGAATAATTCTGTCTTACCATAATATTGACTTAATGTGTCCGACTTAAGCGCGGTTAAGGTTTCTTGATAATTAATAAATCTTCGATTTAATCCCATACTTTAAAAGTATAATAAAAAAACAATTAAGAGTCAAAATTTTTTATTTTATCCAAATTTGTTGTTTGATAAATGTAGCTTATTACCTTTCTTTTTGTTATAGGAACTAAAGTTTGTTCCATAGGTAAATCTTGATTACATTCCATTTGAAATACTGGAAAAATTTTGACATTTTTTGTTTTACTAAATGTGGAATGGGTTTCAATCACCGAAGTCAATGTTACCTCCTCAAGAATATTTTCATATATTAATTTAATGGTGTTTTCATTGATTTTCGGGATTTTTCGGGATTTTTTGATTTGGTATTCCCATATGTAAACTTTGTTATCTTGTTTCTTATAGAAGAAAATAAAACCAATTCCCAAATGAAGATTATTTTTATTCTTTTTTAAGGTGATATCAATATTATCAAATGCGACATTCCATATTGATTTTGCGTGATTGAATACTTCGTACAATTTTGTGTTGGAATATTCAATTGTCTTTTTTAACTCAATAACTTCATCCTCCGAGAGTTTTCTTGGTTTTTTTGGGTATAAATCCCTTAATAGAATTTCATCATCACATGATTGAAATTTTTTATCAGTTAACAATAAAGTATTTTCTTTGTTGAGAGATTGTATGTTTGCTAAATGTAGTGATAACTCGACAAAATCCGGATAAATTTCAAAATTATTTAAACTTTGTTCACATTTTTGTATGTAACCTAAAAGGGTATATTTGTTATATTCAAAATCTAATGGTTCTTTTAACATCCACTCAGGACTTAATTTGAAATCTATTTTTTTCTTTCTTCCCATAAAAAAATAATAACTAAAGTTTTATAAGAATCAATTGATTCTCATTACATAAAACCATTGGTCTTGAACTTTCTGTTCATCAGCATTTCCATCATAACTATTTAAAGTGTGAGCATATCCATCAGTATCTATAACATCTTGAATGAAAGCTCGTCTATCAATAAAGTTCTCATGGTCTAACGACCAATCTTCAATATAACTTTCAGGGTTACGTCTAACATCTTCAAGTCTATCATCAACCGCTTCTTCTATTTTGTCTTCAGGATAATCTCCTTCGGGACTTGATTCAATATCAGATATCTCATCATTTAAATCATCAATCTCTCCGTTTAATTCATCAATGTCACTTTGAATCTCGTCGTCGTCCTCTCCTCCAAATTCATCCTCAAGTCTTTTAATTTTCAATTCAATCCTTTCAATTTTTTCTTTTAAAAGAGTTATTTGGTCCTCTTGTTCATTCGATAACATTCTATCTTCCTCATTTAAGTAAGATTCAGGACTCTCTCTAACATCGTCATCAAAAAAATCTCTAAAGTAATCAACCACATCATCTGTGTCTATATGATTCATTACAAAATTTTTATTGTAATTTTCATATCCAATATCATCAAGTGATGAGTCAACTCTATCGTATGAACTACTTTCCATTTCACTTTCAGTTCCAACTGCATATTCTCTATCATCTAATCCCGCGTCTATCACAATAAACTGAGTTGTGTCATAAAATTCTCCATACGGTATTATATGATAAACATCAATTTTGTCTTCAAGTTCGGATAACTCATCTTCCAAATCACTAATTTCATCTAACAAATCTTGTCTAACATCTTCATCATTATCATATTCCGCTTGTAATCTTTCGATTTCATTTTTAATTCTTTCAATCTCTACTCGGTCTTCATCTGTTATAACCTCAACATCACTGGTATCTACTAACCAATCAAGTAGAGCATGTGCCTTCAATCCTTCTTCAGGACAATCCGGACCTAGTTCCCATTCACCATCAAGTCTTCTTTCTTCAGCCTCATTTCTTTGTCCTTGTAAAATTCTTTGAATTCTTACCCTTTCAAGTCTTTCTTTTTCTTTTTTAGCAGCTTCTTTGTCTGTGTATATCTTAATCTGTTCAGGGTATTCTTTATTTATATAATCATCAACCACATCTAAAATCTCTTTCAATTTATTTGTATTCCATAACCAACCGCTTCTTATAACTTCATTTTTAGCATTATAAAATGTTTTATCACCATCAAACTTTTTTAATAAAGCAACTTTATAATTAGGGTCGCTACTTGGAAGAGTTTTATCTATAATGTAAAACAATTTTCCATCTTCGTTATATCGAGCAAATTGTTGATTATTGGTCGCTGTCGTACACCACTTGGTTCCCTTACCATAATAACAAGAAGAATCCAATGTCAATGGATTAACTATAAAATATCTACCATCATCATAAACTACATTACCACCATTAACAGGTTTTACCTTACGTCTCAATCTTTGTTCATATTCACTTAAGGCCGACAATAATTGCCCAGCACTTTTATATTGATATAAATCTGTTATTGGTAAGTTACTGGAAATTTTCTCAAATTTATTCAACGCTTGGGATAATTTCTCTAAATTTTCTTCAAAATTTATAGCATCCAAATTTTTTCCAACCCAGTCTAAAAATTTATGAGGAACTTTCGAAACTATGTCATTTACATTATTCCCAAATTTTTGAGAATACTTTGATTTGAAATCATCAACTCTACCTTCCTGTATTAACTTTATAAAATCCATTATATTTTATTTAATAAATATTCATTTATCTGTATATTTCCACAAAGATAATATTTATTATTAGTTAAGCAAATAAACTATTTAAATCAATTACTATGGGATGTGGGATTTACAAAATTGAAAACTTAGTTGATGGTAAAATATATGTTGGGAGCTCTATTGAACTAATCAAAAGAAAGTCCAAACATTTCTATCTATTAAGGAAAGGAATTCATGACAACATCCATCTTCAAAATGCTTACAATAAATTTGGAGAAAATTCTTTTGTTTTCACAATATTAGAATATTGCGTCGTTGAGAATTTAATCGATAGGGAGAATTACCACATTTTCACATATAAATCAAATGAAGGTAACTACGGATATAACCTAGCAACAGTTAACGAATTTAGAAGAAATACTTTTAATCAAGAAGTTAAAGTAAAACTATCAAAATTTAATCAAGAAAAAAATGGTAATTTCAACACTTATTCATTGATTAATATTATTACGAATGAGGAGTTCGTTTTTGACACTTTAGTTGATGGTGCCAAATATTTAATAGATAACGGATTCGCTAAAGGTTCTCCAAGAAATGTCAGATTAAAACTATCTTCATCATTAAGAGGTAAAAAAGTAAATAACGGATTTAAAGGAACTATAAGAAAAACTTGTTATAAACATAATTTTAAAATCATAAACTAAACTAAACTAAATTAATTACTATGGCGTGTGGATGCAAAGGTGGCTCAAATGTTCAGCCAACAACACAACAAACTCAACAATCACAAATTCAAAAACAACAAACAACTGAAAGTGTTAAGAGTGCGATTAAAAAAACCGTTGAGAAATATTACAATGTAAATAAAACAACAAAGTAATTTGTGTTGTAAAAATTTAGAAAGGGATAACATTTATCCCTTTTTTTTATATTTATAAATTATGAGTAGAATTAAAGTATTGATTGATAGGTTTAATGAAGGTGAGACTGACTTCATCGAACATATGAATGGTTTTGAGACTTTTTTGAAAATGGTTGAGAGACAGGATTTAATTAATGAGTTAGATTTTAATCAAATTTATGACACTGAATATGAAAACGAATATCTGATAGTTTTATATAACCATAACAATGATGAGTTTTGGAATATCGTAAGTAACTATCTTTCCGATTTAAAAATTGAGAATGGTGTTCCAACCATAGTTGTTAATGAACCTGGAGAATTTGCCAGTCTGTTTTGTAATAGTAGAGATATTAGTACCGATACAATTGGAGCACTTTTAAATGGTGAATATGATAGTCATTCCTATGGTTGGAGTTCTCATGACCTAACCGACGATGTTTATCGTGATGTAATTGAAGAACTAACCAAAGAAAACTTATTACACCTAAAAGAATATATTATTAAATCGTTAGAAGGTCAAAAAATTGAACCTTATACTGAATTACTTGAAGATTACGCACAACAACAGGGTCATCCTGAATATGTTATTATTGACCAATCAAATATAGACCAAGTGGTTGATAATTCAGAGACCATGAATGAACTAATGGATAATGAACTTGATGAATTAAAAAGTGAGTTATATAGTATATATGGTTCCGCATACAATAGTGCATATGAAGAAGAATTATATGAAGATGTTTGGAATGAGTTGAAAACTTATTTTGAAAAAGGTCAGTGGACTAGTAAACCTCACCCATATAAAGAAAATACTTCAGTAGAGACATACACCGCAAAGTCTAACGATATTGATTCAATTATTTTAGATTTTTTAGAACAAAATAAAGGTCATTATGGTGCATATGGTTCGTTAGAATATTA